AATAAAGCGACTCTGCGTACTTGCACAAATCCCCATGTACTTCTTCCTCCATCAAATCATAATGAAGAATCTCTTTAGCTAGGTAAAATAAATCCCACCTACACCTGTTAGCTATCTTTATAAGAGCTTGTTGCTGGGGGTCCATATTGTAAGTGTATCACTCTTCGCGGGTCTTAGCAGTTAGAGAGTTAACCCAATTGATATTATTTGAATCCCACACCCAATGCTTACATGGGGATTTTTTCTGGCAACAAGGATAACCTAACTCTGGGTCTGGTGGTTTAGGCACAAATTGATTGGGTCGGGCGAGAGTCACATTATCAATTGGAGAATCGCCACCATATCTTCGATTGCTACCTTGGTTAAGAATATCAACAGGTATTTCTTTGTGTCTTGGAGCTATTTGAGTATGCTCTACACGATATTCATTAAGCAATGTGTTTATAAGCCCCGACATACTTACACCTATGTTCTTTAGAAACTGTTCATTATCTTTAGTTATATATATGTTCATGTATATGATTATACTCATGTTCATATATATGTCAAGTACTAAATTTTTTCTGGGCTATGTGGGGGCTGTATCTGTTAGAAAGTAGAGGTTGTACTAATATATAGTACATGTAAGGATGTAACTGAATCGGGTACTACCGGGTCAACTAGGCAAATGTAATCTGTTATGAGTGCGGGTTTTAGTTTGAGCAAGTTGGTAATAATATAAATAGTAATAGTATTATGATAACACTATATGTAGTGTGTTAATGAATGATTAGTTATATTAATATATATAACAGTGGTGAGTGTGTCGTACAATACTCATTGTGCGACTTAGTGTGTTGTGTTAGTAATGGGTTTGTATACGTCTTTGATATTTAAACGGCTTATATGGCTTTATATGAGGTCGATTAGTGAGTTAGATGAGTTAAATAGCACTGTCTATACCAATCTGATAACAAAACCCTAACCCACTAATACAATCTGATAACTACTTATTATTGCTAATTCATTAGTTCTAGTCTTATTACTCTATATACTTATTATCTGTTTAGGACATTTGGTTTGAGTGCGGTTTTAGTAATACGTGTTTAAGTTTAGGTTAAGTTTACTTAGGTTTTACGGAACACTAGCTTTTGTAGCTCAACCTCATCAACATTATTGTTAATAGCATCTAAGAGTTCTTTGTTTTGGGTTGGGTTGGGTTCGGAGGTTTTAGCGTTCTTTACACCTAGTAAGTCTAGCGCCATGGCTGAAGCTTTTAGTCTAGTTGAATGGTCAGCAAACACTTCGCCGGTTTTAAAGTCTATCTTATCTGCATCTAGAGCTTCCCTTATTCGTTTGAGTGGGCGTTGTACGTTTATATCGGCTCGTTCTAGCTCGATGCTTAAATCGTGTTGGATTGATTCATCATGACTCAAAACATGGCCTGCGACTTTAGCAGCTTCCCTATTCTTACTACCAGCTTTGAGTGCTGCTTCGGTATTATTCAAACCTTCGGCTTTGGCTTTAACAAAAGCTTTCTTATTTAAGAATTTAGGCATAATCGCATTATACCACGCTACTAATAAAATATATAATACTATTGACAATAAGAACAATATAATGTATTATGTACTCATGTCCAACAAACTACAATACCAATACAAAGTTATTTACTTCAAAAACAACAAGTTAGATTTACGTCGCAGCTTGATGTCTCATAGTGTATTTTATGCTCATAAAGGTTTGAGTGCGGTTGCTGATAAGTTATCCACAACTTTATCGCAATATTAGATGTTATCTGCTTGACATAGCCGTTATGGTGATTTATACTCTTACATAGAGTTAGCTGATAGCTAACTAGCACCGAGAGTGAACCGCATAAGTAACAGGCTAAGCCGATGACACTAACGCCTACTAGCTCTCAGCCCCATTAACAATTCAGATAGATAACCTAGATATGGTCAGCAGGAATGAGGACGATATGAAGGCAACCGTAAAAGTCACACACTTAGGTATAGATTATGCAACCATTAAGCTGCATATCAGTACTTCTAAAGGGAGTACGACCACCGAGGACATCGAAGTTCCACTTTATATAGGAGAAGCACTAGAAGCTGCTGGAATGGTTGAATATGATGACTAAGAAAGATTACGAACTAATAGCAAGAGTTTTCAATAAGAACTACACGCAGGCTAAAGGCGGGCAGTTTGATAGGTGGACAATTCCACAAGTCATTAAAGCCCAAACTTTACAAATGGCAGATGTTCTTAAAACTGAAAATAGCAAGTTCGACACAGCTAAGTTTACAAAAGCTTGCGGTATAGATACGGATGGCGTTACATTAAGCAACGGACATCACTTAGCAGACCCAAATGGTTTGCTGAACGAAGATTAGAGCAATATTAAATATTAAGCTAACGCCGCTGGCCATGTTCAGGTTATTTATCCAATAAGATTGATTAGCTAAATCTAGGTTAAGGGTGGCTCCTTAAGTAAATGTAAAAAGGATTCATGCCTTAGAATTACAGCCTAGAACCATGGCTGGCGGTAAGAGCGAACAGTAGACCTGGGAGCTAGGTGCTAAGCACTCTTAAGAAGCTGCCGCTGGCTATGGCTACTTAATCTCATGTTTTCCAGGAGGGCACACGAAGGGTTGCTTGTTATCGGGGCATAGAAGTAGAAATACTGCGCGTGCCATCTTGATAGCCTTTAATAAGTCCTTCGTGGCTAGCCTAGAGTACATGAACTTGTGTAGTTTGCGAGGCTACATAAGCCTAAATAATTAAAGAAAGGGTTTAAGATGCATACAGTAGATTATATGGATGGGGTGCGAGTTGATACCTTCCCACGCATTAAACGCGCTCACAAACGAGCTGCGTGGCTCAGAATGCCAAGTTTAGACGATATGATAGACACCGCACTCATCACAAGTACTATTACTTTACTAGCAGCTATAGTTTGGGTTAAAGGTTAGAATGAAATATCTAGCTACTGGAATTCTAATAGGTTTGTTGGTTGGGTTTATTTTGACTGATAATTGGAGACTCAGGGAGAAGGTGCAAGATTTAAAGAAGGCTAAGAAATGACCATACAAGTTAAATATCTAATAAATGTCACCCACTACATCGTTAAAGACCATAGGTTTATAATAAATAGTATCTATGAGGAGCGTGATGGATTATTATAGTCGTATATTTGAGTGGCTGGTGAGTGACACCTCCGACCCATCCATACTAATTGAGGGCATAGAGCCAGTACAGGAAGTTAAGTTATGACCGACCAAGAATTTGACTATATAGAAGACCAGAACCGCCGTAGAGATTGTGAGCTGGATATGCAAGAAGATAATATAGAGGAGAATGATTGTGAGTAAAGTCATGTACAAGTTTTTAAATCAAAAAGGTAAGGGTATTGTGTCGGAGCATGGTGGCCTGAAGTGGAAGATTGGTGAGTGGGTTCACGTTGATGGGGAAATAGAAGCTTGCCAGAATGGCCTACACGCCTCTAAAACTATCTACCATGCTTTTAGTTATGTTCAAGGTTCGGTGCTAGCTAAAGTAGAAGTTAAGGGCAAACATGATGACCAAAGCGATAAATCTGCCTACTCTGATATGCGAATAGTTGAAGCCTATAAGTGGACTAAAAAAGACTCAGTAGCTTTGGCTATCTTTACCGCTGAAATGTGTCTAAAAGAGTTTGAAAAGCTTTACCCTGATGATGATAGGCCTCGTAAGGCCATAGATGCAGCTAGAGCTGTTTTGGCACACGATACAAAGGTTAATCGAAATAAAGCGTCTGCTGCTTGGTCTGCTAGGTCTGCTGCTGAGTCTGCTGCTAGGTCTGCTGCTGAGTCTGCTGCTGAGTCTGCTGCTAGGTCTGCTGCTTGGTCTGCTGCTTGGTCTGCTGCTTGGTCTGCTGAGTCTGCTGCTGAGTCTGCTGCTGAGTCTGCTGCTAGGTCTGCTGCTGAGTCTGCTGCTGAGTCTGCTGCTTGGTCTGCTGAGTCTGCTGCTAGGTCTGCTGCTGAGTCTGCTGAGTCTGCTGCTAGGTCTGCTAGGTCTGCTGCTATTAAACAAAAAGACAAATATATGCTAGCTCAAGTTAAAAACTTAGAGAGGATTAAATAATGTTTAATTACGAACACCTACCGAATATCGAGGCAGTCCATGAAGCAATAATGAAATGTGAAAGTAGGCACACGCAACAATGTGTATTCTCCACTTTTCACGATGCACTGACACAGATATGCTATGGCTGTATGAAAATACGGACTACTATATTTGTTGAAATAGTAGAAGATAATATGGATAGGAGTGAAGTATGAGTTTGCGAGCAATCAAATGGCTTTACAAAATGGGCTGGGAGCATAATGACCGCATGATTAAGTCTAAGTTTAATGAGTTTGTGACTAATATTTCTGCAACGGCTAATCAAGAGCGGATGAGAAAAGTAACGGAAGCACCGTCTGCTAGTACAGGGTTTTATATGAAGCCAAACCCCGACAAATATTACGCCCAGCTAGAAGCCCTAGAAAACCTATACGATATGTTGTGGCCCGAAAGATACAATAACCATATGGATAGGGGGAGCGATGAGTAAAAATATTAACACAGGCATCGATAATACGGGCGAAAATAATTCTGGTGACCGGAACAGTGGTTACGGGAACAGTGGTGACAGGAACAGTGGTTACGGGAACAGTGGTGACAGGAACAGTGGTTACGGGAACAGTGGTTACGGGAACAGTGGTAGCCGGAACAGTGGTGACAGGAACAGTGGTGACCGGAACAGTGGTTACGGGAACAGTGGTGACCGGAACAGTGGTTACGGGAACAGTTCAGATAGACAGTCTGGGATATTCAACTCAACTGAAACGACTGTACGCATGTTTAATAAGGAAATTAATCTTAAATGGGACGAGATTGACCACCCACACTTTAATGAGTTCTATTTGAATAAATGGATTTCAGAATCAGAAATGACCACTCAAGAGAAAAAAGACGAAGCAGAGTTCCATGTTCGTGGTGGTTATCTTAAAACCTACTCATGGAATGACGCTTGGACTAACTTTTGGGAAGACACAGATGAGACTAATCGTAAGAAGTTCTTGGCACTTCCTAATTTTGATAGTGAAATATTCAAATCCATTACAGGTATAGATGTCGGCAAAAAAGACTGCACACCAAAAGAAGCAGAACGTCAAATAAATGAGCTACTAAGAGAAGCTAGGATAAAAGGATTTAAAGACGCTAAGGTGGGGTGTAGTTTTGACGATACCTGCAAACACTGTCGGGCTAATATGCTTACTTTAGGCTTTTTAAGTCAAGATGATAATCTGCAACACCTAAAAGAAACCGAGGAAACGCAAAATGACATTTTATAAACTTGCTAATCTAGCTAATTGTGGAGGGTGTTAATGTATCACTATTCTCTAAGACGGTGGCGACCGATTGGGTTACAGATAACGAATATAGACGAGCTGGAAAGATGGGTTGGCGTTGATGATTATGGCGAACTGCAAGCCAGAATAACCGAACTTAAAGCCCTTAACCATAGGAAGGATGACTGAAATGGGCAAGTACAAGAAATGGGACTTAATAGAGGTTTTGTGGCACGACTCATACATGGTGCATGGCTGGACTCATGTTGAGAATGTAGGGCTGGACGAAGATATAAGCCTAGACCATAGAAGCGTTGGCTATTACCTAGGCGAGACTCCCCGCCAAATTACTATATGCCAGTCTAGCAAGGCTAACGAAGACCTGATAGACGAGCCTGAAACCAATGTGTGCGGTGTATTTACCATACCCAAGAAAGCCATAGTTAAAGTTAGCGAGTTGGTTGCCACAGACAAGGACGTGAAATGAATGGTCAATCTAAGCCGCAATCAGACGACACTAAACTAAACGAGCAAGAATTACGGAAGAAAGTAACATTGGCTTTAGCGACTGGTGCTCACTTTTATGGCACACACATGCAAAAACAAGTAGAAGACCAAATGCTCAAATTCCTCTCCGACAACCGTAAAGCTGTAGAGATTGAGGCGAAGATTGATGAGCTGGAATTGGTGCGACAATGTAGTTTGTCTGATGACCGAGCATGGTTCTATATTAACGAACGCATAGCTGAACTTAAAGGTAGGTGACTATCCCTTGACAACACGTAACCAACAGAGTACAATACTTGCCAAACAGCGTGTGGAATATTTAAACTCCCGAGGCAACCATTCAGGCTATTCACGAGGTGAAATATGGGACTATAAAAACAATTATAAACGTTTAATGCGTCTCAAGCACAGAATAGAGACTTTTTGGACAGAATCATTATGACACGTAAACTATTTAACTACCTGTTTATAGTTGTAGTCCTGTTTATTCTTTGGGTCATATTCTTTAAATATGAAATTATAATAGGGGGTTGAGTGCGGACTATAGAGAAGATTCTAAGTGTAGATAAGCGAACCGACACCAAGGGTAAAGATTATTTTATTACTACTGCTATAGTTGATGGGGATGAGTGCGAAGGGTATGGTAAAGATTTTAAAGTAGGAGATAAAGTAATGGCATTTTTCGACGAGAGATATAATAAAGCTAAGATGCAAAAGAATAAGGGTATATAGTATAACACGATTAAATTAATAAAACTATTGACATAACGGCTATGAAAGCATACACTGATTATATGAATGAAACGCAAGAGGGTCTAATTGATTTAGAAGCAACTAATGAACGTTTATGGGATTTATATGTAGCTATATGTGAGCGCGATAAAACCCAGCCTCAGATTAAAGATTATTTCGTATGGCTTGAAGAGAATTACGATTGATGAAAATTAAATTATCAGCTACAGTGCCAGTAGTTCAATATGGTAACCTTGTCCCGGAAGTTGAAGTAGAGTCTAAGACCTTTGCAGACGGTATGGCCGAGGCCGAGAGTTATATAAGAGAGTTTTGGAATAAGTATGTTGAGTCCGGAAAAGAATTACCCAACGGCAATACTGAGCGTGTCAAAGCTTTTGTCGGAGGCGAAATAGATTATGACAAAGTAGCCCATGTCTATACTTGGAATGGTAAAGTTTATCAGTCTGGGTCTCAGTATGCAGATAGTTTTCGTAAGCCCTTTGACAAGCAAAAGATAGCTTCATTAATGGGGGCCAAAGTTCAAGCCAAGCCAGAAGATATTATTAAGATGTGGGAACTTAAGGGAAAAGCTAGTAGGAACTTTGGGAGTGCGGTTCATGAAGCCCTACAACTCCACGAGCAATATAAAGCCCTTTCAGAGAGTTTAGGAAAGACAACCCACATACACGATAACTTTATCCTAAAAGACATTGTAGAGAGCTACTATAAGCTTCACGGAGAAGAAAAAGCTGTTAGCGAGATTACTGTAGTAGACCACGCTGCTGAGAGAGCGGGACAGATAGATAGATTGGTTATCTTGGGCGAGAAGCATGGACAGGTCAGAGATTTTAAGACAGGAGAAGTTAAAGATAAACTATCCATTTATTTTAAACAATTAGAATTCTATACAGAAATTATGCAAGCAGCGGGCTGGAAGATGGATAGCCCAGAGATAGATAGCTGGAATGGAAAATGGGAGATACATAAATTATGAGCCTACCTGTACATTTAATGAATAAGGTAATTGTGTGGCAACCTAGATGGCATGATAGAGTAATTTTGCCTAGAGTAGATAAATTTGTAGGCGGTGATAACATCATTACGATTAAACACCATAACTGGCCTTCTCTATACTACATAAACTCGGCCACAGCTAGCCAATACCCACAAGAAACTAAATATTCTAAAGCTGGCGACCCATACCAAGTTTATGTAATCCCCCTTAAAGATTTAACCACGGTTCAAGAGAGACAAGATATATTAGATAATGTAAGGAGCTTATAATGTTTACATACCAGATTGCAGAGTTAAGTAAATTAGGTGAGTTCGATGAGACTTATGGGCAGACTTATTGGGTTAAAGTTTCTGATGACCTTATGCCGCTAAAATTTAATTCTAAAGACCAGCATATTGGAGTCGGAGATAATATTGAGTGTGAAGAAAAAGCTATGAAAAAAAGCAATAAAGGCATTGAATACTGGCAACTTAAGAAAGTCAGGGTAGTAGAAGCTGCTTCTCCACCACAAAAGAGTACAGCTCCTTCTGCCGAGTCACAAACCCAATTAGACCGCATCGAAGCTAAACTAGACAAACTCTTGGGCGTTGACGAAGATTTAGATTCCCAAGCAATAGATGATATGCCACCAGATTTTTTAACTTAGTTGTTATACTGAAAGAATATTATGAAAAAAGTCGACCCCCAAGTTAGTGAATACATGAGACAGCTCAATGCTAAGCGCAAGAAAAGAGTTGGTGGATTCTCTGTACCAGAAGTCCAAGAAAAGATAGCTAAGATTAGGCAGGAAAATGCTAAAAAAGCCCAAGAAAACTCCAGTCCCAAAACTACGTAAGCAAGCTGATACTTTATTTAGTAAAGCTATAAGGTATAGGGATTCAGAAAAGCGCGGAGATGTTGTTTTTTGTGAATGTATAACTTGTGGCGTATGGAAGCCAATGGCTATTATGCATTGTGGACATTTTATGAGTCGGCGTTTTCCGTCCACTAGATGGGATTACGAAAACTGCAATGCACAATGCGCGGGATGTAATATGTTCGGTAATGGAGAACAGTATAAGTATGGTTTAGCTGTAGATTTAAAATATGGAGACGGAACAGCTAAGAAACTCCAAAAGCAATCTCAACAGTACTTTAAAGTAACTAGAGAGTTTTTAGAACAAGTTATTACCGATGCTAAAGAAGAAATCCGATACTACGAAAACTTGACTTAGTAGAGTATGCTTAAAATGATTGGGTAAGCAATAGCACTTTACACCTTCTTAGATTGTTAACTTTCCATACAATAAACTCTTAGCCCTATTTTACACATACTCTTTCTTACCCCAATGCTTGCCAATTGGGGTATACTATAAGCATTAATATAAAGGATTCATATGTCATTAAGCTCATTATTATTAGGTGTTTGGTTAATCTTGGTAGGTATAGCATGGTTGGGCTGGGTAGTTATTAATATTAAGTTCTTAGGACTATGGGCATTTATAACTGGGATTTTAATAATCGTAGAAGGTTATCACCCACTTATTATTTGGAAAAGACCGTAGGTTTAGATAATTTGACACAGAGCGTATACTTAACGCATGTCCGAACTAATCCAAACAAAAGAAGTCCGAAAAGAAAATCATTGTAGAATTGAAGGCAAATAAGATGGAGTTTGGTAAAACTCCATTTAATGTAACAATTAGATGGCGAGATATAGGTAAAGCAACTGTAGCTTGGGCATTTGAACATATCATGCCCAATGCTGATGGTTATAGGTCAAACCACTTTAGCCATGGACTAGTTGAGACAGAAGCAGGGGTAGAAGTACTAGAACCAAACGATATCGTCGGTTTCTACTATGATGAACTTGGCTACCAGCAACCACTACATACTACAGTTGATAAATTTGTTATGAATCGTACCGAAACTGAGATGGGCTGGGATGATAAGTTCGATAGTGAGGGTTGTTACACAGACAGAGAAAACCTGTGATATGCACCCTAAAGCCTACGACATTCTAGTTACTTACGAACGGAATGAACGGCTTTTAATCTCTAAACAAATTGCTAAGTTATCTCAGGCGTGGGAAGAGTCTTGGGCGCGCGAACAGGCCATAGAGCTACCTGAGGTGCAAAGTGAGTGAGACATTAAGCGACAGACCTGATTGGTTCGATATAGAGAGAAAATCCCCAGTTATTGAGTTTGAGATTAAGGGCCGAGTGTTTGAGTGCCATTATGGCAATACTTTCATTTACACATTCCCAGGAATCTATACCGACTTTAACCATGTCTTTATTATGGATGAGGATATGGACAGAGGCACTTATATATTTAATTGCCCAGACTTAATGGATGGCTTGCATGATTATGACTTCCCAACTACCCACCAGCCGTGGCCCAGCGAACAAGACGTTGAAGCCTTTATTAAGACTGAGATGCAAGACTTTAATAACTTATAAGGTTGACTTATATTAGTTGGCCTGCGTTATAATGCGATTGTTTAAATAAGGAGAACACGGAACAATAGTTCCCAACTTTGACAAATTACGAACGCAATAAGTGGTTTTTATACTACGAACCAATGCCATTTACAATCGGCAAGACTCTCATACGAAAGTAGGGAGTCTTTTTATTTCTTGGCCGCTAAAGCTTTTTCTACTTTAGCTATTGCTGCCCTTAGTGAGCTAAGACCACCGGCGGCTACAAAAGCCGTTACGCTAGCCACGGTGAGGTGTTTTACGTCTACAACGTTTACAACGCCCAGAACAGCTGCTACGACGCTCACAGCATATGTTTTGTACCCAGCTAATTTAGTTTGTAATGATTTGAACATAATATCTCCTTTTATTAATTACCCATTCCTATGAACTATTAAGAAATGAGCTACTAAATATCCGATACCAGCTCCCAGAATACTGAGGCCGATTTTAGTTACAAGCCAGTGGGTTAAGGTAAATGAGTCGCCTACATGGTCTTTCTTGCCTTCATAAACAGCAGTGAAGTCAAATATAACTATAAAAGTCAAAACTGTAATTACCAGAACTGCCCAAAGCGTTGACCAGAAATGAGAACTATTTAGAAAGTTCATTTAATTTACTTGAGCCTCATTGGCTTTAATCCAATTATACATACCTTCCCAATCTGTCAAGAAAACTTCAGCCAGACTAGGGTTATTCTCAATACAGAAAAAGTTATCTTCATCACTAGCAGCCGTAGTGTAATTCCAGCTTCCATATTGAATCCAAGTATCATCTAAAATAGTATATTTATTGTGCATTATCTTATGTTTGTCGCTAGTGCCTATCATCATAGGTATGTCTGAGGCACGTAGAGCCTCTACGACAGGTTTTTCGGTTGAGCCACCACTCTGCGACTTATCTAGCACTAATTGGACATCTACACCTTTTTTCTGAAGAGCAGGCAGTATCGTCTCAAACTCAGGAATATTAAAGGAATAGTCAGCAATACGAATACTTTTAGTTGCCGTTTGAAGGAAAGTAAGATAAGCATCTTTGGTGTCATCCAGAGGAGAGAAATACCATTTACGTGTTAAATCTATCATGAGAGATGTTGGTTAATATAAGTTTGCACGCTACTTTTGTTTACCCCTGTTTTAGCAGCGGTAGCAACATCATTATCATAATACTTAACTTTAGCGTAGTTATTTTTCCAGGGTTGGTAGGTCATTATCTGATTAAGAGCATCTAATGGAGTTCGCCCAATTAAATTCTCTACCTCTTGTGTGGTTGGCTGCCTATCTGGAGCCGCTCCATCCTGCGCTAATATTGTTGTGGCTGAAAGCATTGCTCGTGCTGTTGCATCATCTACCATTTCTTCTTCTCCTTCTACTACTCTTATTGTGTTAATATCTTCGCTCCACCCTAGATAAGTCATGCCTTCGCCCATCCAGCTTACGAGTTCAGCAACATTGCCGAAGACTTTATCGCCTTGGGCACTGGTTGAATAGATGCCTTTACCGGGGACAGATACAGCTACATGGCCATCCGGGCCGTTATATGAAAACCAAACTGGGACAGCGACGTCAATGGGCGGCTGTTCGCCTGGGTGTTTAAATTGGGCATCTTCCCAAGCAACCGTCGCCGAGGGATAATCATTAGGCACGCCAAAGACTTCAGTTACATAGGCCAAACACAATCCTTCTTGGCCGACTACACTTAGATTTGGTTGCTTTATCTGACTATAATTCACTTATCTCTCCTATAGTGGTTTTTAATACCTAAGTGCTTATGGATAGCCTTAACATGACTGTTCAATTCTTTAGTATCATCTGATTGTATTTTCTGACCTACTAAAATTATACTTAGTAAAACTAATTGCAGGAACTCCTGGGCGAACCATTGGATAATAACCTTAGGGTCATGTGAGCCATAAGGAAAGCCTACTAAGGCTATTATAGCGAAGAGATAAGCACAGTACATTGTCGCTACTCCGTTTGTAATTTTCAAACCTAGCCAGTTATTAAACTTTTTCATTAGTTTATCCTTTGTGTCTGACCATTGGATGTGTCAGTTACTTGGCATTTAGTAATATCCGTAATCACTAAATTAGTTCTATTGGGCTCAGTAAACAAACTCACTACACAGTCAATATGATTCTGTAAGTCTTTTATCTGTTGACTGCTCTGCTCCGAGCTTAAAGCTTGTTCTTGGAGGAGTTTAGTATTTTGAGATTGTTGTCTTAGAGAGAAAATTATAAGTACTACGAGCCCGATAACCAAAATGGCAAAGAAAAGAGCTTGTGCAACTCGGAACCGGTTATCTTTTTTCCCTAGGACTCTTATGAGTTCATCTTTATCGGGAGTATTACTTAGTTCGTTCATTACTATCTTTCTTCAAAGTCTTGTTAATAGTCGAAGTTAGCGCTTCCACGGCTTTAGTTAAGGTTTTAAGTTGAGGTGAACCCTGGGCCTTGTCCCATAGTTTTGAATTCTGTTCTTTAAGTAACTTGTTTTCGGTGAGTACGGAAGTCGCCTCTTTTTCAAGCCGTGCAATCGTTCCATCACGGAGTTGAATCTCGTTGGCTTGGTATTTAATAATCGAGTCGCCACGACTTTTCCCGAAGTATCCGACAACACCACCAGAAGCTCCAATGATGCCGATTGCATATGCGAGTATTTCAACAGTTGACCCATGCATAAGACCTTATCACTTCGTTCTAACTTTACTGACTTTTTTAGCATATTTCATTCTGGCTTTTATATCTTTCTTATGACCTTTAGCGTGGGCTAAATTATAAGCTTTAGACTGAGGGTTTTTAGTTGCTTTAGCAGCTTTCAGGTGGTCGGATACTTTCTTCTTTTCAAGTTTAACAGTAGCTTTAACGTGCTTCTTCGCCATTTTGACGTCAAGCTTTGTTACCGGTAAACGGCCCACTTTCATTATTTTCTCTTACGCCCAGCAGCAGCCATTCGAGACATTTTTTTAGCTCCATATTTTTTGCGGCCTACAGCTGCAGCAATTGCAGCTCCTTTTTTACCACCGCCAGCTGCTTTAGCAACTTTTGCAAATCTTCCACCGCCTCCAAGTTTCATAGATTTTCCAGCCATTTAGAAGCCTCGGTCTGTGTGCTTCCAGGGCTTATTCTTTGAAGGGTGTTGTGGGATTAAATCGCCGTTGTCTTGTGTTCCCATATTAGTAGCTCCCGCTTCCGCCTTTTAAATTAGAGTTAGCTTGAATTGATTTACCACCTTGAGGCTTACCAGCAGGTTTTGGAGTCATGCCCTTTGGGGTAGGGTTAGCTAACTTTGGATTTGATGCTTTTGGACCGCCGTTTTTGTGGATGGGTGTCATTGCCATCTGATTTCTTCCTTTCATCTAATTGTCTTATCTGGGCTACTATAGTCCCAATGTTTCGATTGTAATAGTGATACTCACACATGTCTACCATCAGTCCAGTTACTAGACGTTTTCGGGTTGCAGGAGCTTCACAGAATAAACAGCGTGGTCTATCTGGTTGTTCATCGTATTTAACAGTATCAGTAAACTCAAACTTTTCTAATACTTCAGCTGGAACTCTATCAGATTTTACAAATAAGTTATTCTTGAGATAACGAACTTCACCATCTTTTCTATTAACTTTAGTGTATATAACCATTTAAGCTCCTTGCTTCTTATTAGTATTAGGCGCGGTTGTTAGAGCAGATACTGGTACTCCATAGGCTGTAGGGTTAGTCTTGATGTCATAATTGACATTAGAGTTTGCGTTCTTAAAGGTAATCATAGTGCTTCGTAGTAACTGTAGCATATTTGAGTCAAAATATTGAGCGTCTGGAGATTGTGCCCAAGGGACTAAAGCTTTAGCAAGCTGTTGATTATATTTAGATATAAGAGTCTGAACCTTAGTTTGGGCCGCCGTAGCAGCGTTAGGGTCAGTAGACTTCCTAGCCTGAGCTAGAATTGAGGTAGCCTGTTTAAGAACCTTAGAACGACCAGTATCGCCCTGTCCTAAAGCTTCTACGAAGTTAGTATCAGCATTAATCTGTGATTTAGGTATTCCAGGAGTTGCTTGTAGCTGTTGCAAGTAAGTCTGGGCAGCGATGGGTGAGTACTCGAGACTACCTTGAGGCGTGGCATTAAAACCAACAGTATTAGCTATAGCTGCACCAACAGACTGATTTCCTGTCCCTGTCTGTTCAGCTTGAGCCAAAGGAATTGGCAAAACCCCGCTAGCTACATTAGCTAACGTGCTACTAAGAGGAATAGGACGGCCAAAATAGTCTTTGCCATAAATTGCATTACCTGAATAGTTTTTATTAGCGCCCAGTTCAATAGCTTTACTTGGGGCAAAGGCTAAGTGAGAATTAGCAAAGTTCTCTGCTCCTGTTAAGACTCCTTTACCTTTCTGTGCTCCAGTAATAGTTTGTTCTATAGGTTTTACTACGTTAGATATTTGAGTAGCCGGTAGTCCGACTCGATAGCCTCCAATATTAAAACTAGGGTTTACGACCTTATTCATAATATCTAGAGCTATTTGTTTAGGTGTTTGATTTTTAAAGTCTCCACCAGCAGCAGCTCCTAATGTAGCCAACCCGCCAAATAATAAAGCTTTCCCAAAGACTGCTTGACGAGCTAGAGCACCTTCTGGACCTCCTTTAGATATAGCATCTACTAAAGTACGTATTTGACCTTCTTGATAACTGGCTGCAAGTACAACTCGAGCTGCCCTTTGAAATTGTTTAGGAGTTAAGCCTTGAATATCACGATTTATGCTACCATAGTTTTGATTAATCTCTTTAGCAATCTTAATGCCTTGTTCTCTATCTGCTGCGTTTCCAAAGATGTCTAGACCTTGAGTCTTTTGTTTAAAAGTTTCAAGCATCATAGTGGGGATTTGGCGTTCAAAAATAGCTTGGTGAACTTGTTTAAGAATAGGTAAGCTAGCTATCTTGCCAGCTGCACCTGTATCGCCCGGCTTACCAATATCAGCTGAAGTATTGCTATATTTTAAGCCTGTGGCATCAGCAGCATTAATAACACTATGGTTAGCGTCAAATGTACCTTCTTGAGCCGCAGTATCAAGATAGTTCTTGGTAGCAGTATCACTAAAAGTATTAGCTATTACTCGTCCAGTAGCAGCAGGATTAGTAAATAATTTACCACTAGTCATTTGTTGGCCGACAAATATACCGCCCGTGTTAGTACTGTGGAATAGTCCACCACCTAGTTCTAGGTTCTTACCAGCAGCGTTAATAGAGTCATACTTGCCCATTGCTCCGTTAGCTGGAGTAGCCATAGCTCGTTCGTTAATCTTACTAGCTATCTCACTAGGCATAAATATCTTATCCCCATTAGGAATAAGGAGTTGCTGATAGCCAGTAGGTATTTGGCCTTGGTTAATAATCTTAACTTGACCTGGATAGGCATTCTCCAATCCCTTGGCTAATGCTAATTGTGACTGGTCGTGGGCACGATTGTTGATGTCAGATTGTAAATCTTGAAGAGCATTATCGTACCTCGGCGCTTCACCGTTCGCCAGAGCTTCTTGATGAGTATTATATTGTCGACTTTTAGTATAAGCTGCGTTTTCTGGTAACGAGGCATTAGGAGTTTGCCCATTGGCAATATCCTCTGGGGCTGCGTATGGTGTTCTAAGACCATAATTCTGACGATAGGGAATCGGCTGCCCTAACTCAGCTCCAGCAGCTTGTGTGTAGTCGTTGTAGTCTTTAAGCGAACTTACTACTTTAGCAAATTGAGCTTTATCGTTTGCTTGAGCAATAATATCTCCCGGTTGATTACCTTTAAGTTCTCGAACCAAAGCTAGGTCATGGTCATCAAGTTGTTGCATTGCTTCAAGCGCTGGCCTGCCTGCTTGAACCAAAGTGTTATTGGCGTATTGGCCGTTAAGAACAGCAGCATCTTTAGTAGTAGCCTCAGGGAAAGTAGCCTTACTAGTCTGAGGATTAAGTGAGGCATTTATCTTGCTTCGGTCTAGACTACCTTCAGTGCCAGATTGATTTATTAAATCATTTAGTTGGCCTTGTGCCTCTCCATAACCCGAACCAGTAGTCTCCATGTAATGATTCAAAGCTTCATCGGTCGTGCCACCTTGGTTAAGAATATCGTGCATACCTATTACAGCCCCAAGTTTACTAACATGGGCTGCTTGAGCAGTCTCTTCGCCTTCTTTAGTGGGAGCATTCATAAAGTTGGGTTGTTCAACCGGAGGAGCGGTTGCATTTAAAGAAGCTTGTTCGGAAGTAGGTTTTTCTGGAGTTGGTGGAGAATTGCCCCCTTGTTCGGCCAACATACCCCCTTTATTTCGGTAATTATTAAGTGCTTCATTTAATGTTTGAGTTTTATCTTCAAGACTCATTCCCTTAGTTTGTTCATCAAATTGTTTTAATAATTGTGGTTGATTATTACGTTGAGCTATACCAACTAATTCAGTTCTAGCGTCATGGTAGTCGTCCATTGGAGTGCGTGGAACATCAGGGTTTATAGAATTATCTAGGGCATCTTTTATTGGAATATTATTATTTTCTACTTGCCCAATTATTTCTGCAGCTAAATCTCCAGCCTTATTCGGCATATCAGCCGCTTGCATAACAAATTCATTATAGAACTTATTGTCATTACCATAAGAACTTCTGTTTTTTCCAAACTCATTAAGGATATCCTGATTAGACAATGGAGTAGATGCAGCAGTTAGATTGGGTTGTGCAGTAGCAGCTTGAGCTGAGACTTGAGCAGGAGTATTAACATCACTGGTTGGAGTAGTTGGAGTAATGGGTAATTGGTCTACTGGAGAAGCACTCCCCTGCTGGCCTGGTGTCGCTGTATTTAAATCATTAACTGGGGTGGGGGGAGTTATATCTGCCGGGGCAGGGGAGGGGAGGTTGGGTATTGCTGGGGCTATCTTATTGTTAACTGATTGGTCTATTTGATTCTTAATAGTATTGGCATCACTATCGGAAGCTATTGACGGGGCAAGTTGTTTAGCAACTATAGGTCCCGTGATTGGCTCTAGGGTTTTCTGGACAACCTTTTGGCTATCAGTTGTTGCTAGTTTCTGTAAGTCAGCATCACTTAATTGGTCAGAAGGGTTCCCGGCTGCCATCACTGGTTTAACTGCACCTTGAAGCGCTGCTGCGCCACCACCAAGAACTCCACCCGTAGCTGCACCAAAACCAGCTCCTTGTACAAAATCCATAGCTAAGTTACTAGGAGTAGCTTTTTGTCCGTTACCAACTGCTTGAGCGACATTTGATGGTGCATTAATAGCTGCACCTTCTACTGCTCCCTTTACAGCTCCACCGACTATTTTCCCTCCAGCTTGCGTAGCTGCATCAATGAATGGACTGGCTAAATCTGCTGCAGGCCCTGCAATTCCTGGGGCCAATGCAGCCACTCCTACTTGAGCCACGTCTCCTCCTAATTGAGCATTTTTACCAGTTGCTTGACTAAAGTTTAAAGCAGCATTAGTGACAGGATTGCCTCCCATGTTCTGCTGGATGGTCTGGTCTTGTCTTCCAGCTAAACGATTACCGAGATTAGCAAATTCATTAGAATAGTTTTCAGCAGTTTGAATCGGTAATCTAGCTATTCCTTCTACTCCATGGATAAAATCCATTACTAAATTAGGCATTTTAACCCCCTGCTGTTTGCTGAGATTGTAAACCGCTTAATAGACTAGATAGACTAGTATTGCCGCTACCTAATAAATTAGAAGTAATTGGATTAGGACTCGTTAGACTGGGATAGGCCTGAAGTTCGTAATATGGGGAACTAGCCATGGGGCTGTTTTGAGAGGCAAGAGTAGAGTTGATTCCAGACTGAGCTAGTGAGTTTTGATTACCTTGAGGTTGTCCGAAATACTGTCCATATTGCTGCATAAATGCAGACTGAAGTTGACCAAGTTCCATATTCTTTAAGCCAGGGTTGGCAGCTTGGAATTCTCCAACAGCAATCTTAGCTTGTTCGTCTCCATTCTGAGCGGCGATTTGGTCTTGAGCATAAGTCTGGAAGTTATTATAAGCAGTTATAAATTGTTGAGAAGCTTTATCAGTAGCACCAGCTTTTTGAAGTGCTTGAGCTGGATTATCTCCAGTGAGGGCAGCATAAGTACCAATATCTACCTTATCTCCAACAGAATTTAGAATTGTAACTGACCCGTCTGGATTCTTAGTAAAGTTATATTTGGTTGGGTCAAGAGCATTTTGTTGATTCTGAATTTTAATTAGATTTTGAGCTTTCTGGGCTTCAAACTGCTGTTGAGCGACTTGACCCATAGCTTGGCCTGCACCTGCAATAGCTGCTGTTTGACGAGGAATATTGTAGTAGTCTCCGATTTTAGCAATAGTACCTGCTGTATCAAAGTTAGGAGTTCCAACAGCTGCTGGAGCTGGGGCTACTGCTGGGGCGGCTGGTTGGGCTGCGGCACTTGGTGCAGCAATTGGGCCTACAGCAGCTACACCTTGTGGCGTACTAGTAGTTGCTTGGGGGGTTACTTGTATGGGTGGCATATTATCTCCTAAACAGACGCTCCATAAGCGTTTAAGTAATCACTTTGGGCAGGTGCACTCGGTAGAGACATACTTGGGTTAAGCACATTACTGTAAGCCGATTCACCAGCTGCGTAGTTCTTGCCACCACCACCAGTAAGGGCTTGAAGCTGTTGTTGTACAAGCTGTGCTTCAACTTGCTGGGTTTGAGCCGTAACAGCTTGCTGCCGTGAAGCGGCAAGGGCTTGCTGGTACTGGGAATCATTATAACTTGCCTGGCGTAGATAGTCATTAAGGTTAAAGTTAGTCTGGGCTTCCTGTTGGCCTTCAGCAGTAGTTGCATATTGGCTAGACTGGGCAAGTTGGGCGAAGGTATCTTGAGTAGAAAGGTTAGAAGTATCACGCTGATACTGGAATTGGCCCTGCTGCTGGGCATCAGCTACTACTTTAGCGTTAGCTGCATCCCATAGTTGTTGCTGGCCAATACCAGAAGCTCCTAAATTACCACTACCAATAGATTGATTAATAGATTGAAGCTTCTGGTTTTGAGCCATTCCTGAGTTAAGCTGATAGTTTTGGCCTTCAGCGTTTATATTGCCTTGAGTGAGTGCGTTAGTACTAGCAGCAGCTTGTTGGGATAGTTTGTTTTGGGCAAGAGTATTGCCAAGAGCCGATTGTTCTTGTCCTAAGTTAAGAGTGTTTTGAGATTGGGCTGCTTGCTGGTTAGCTGCTAGTTCCTGGTTGTATTCGTTTAGATATTGGGTATATAGAGGGTTAACAGTGTTTTGGGCTTGGGATTGGGCTTGGGCGTTTAAAGCGTTTAGGTTAAGACTTGGAGCAACTCCTGGAGCATTTGCTTCTTCTTCAGCTTGAATAGATTTGAGCAGAGATGCAATTGTAGCACTCTCGTTGTTAGTCTGAGCTATGCTTGAGTTAATAGAGCTTTGGTTTTGTGCTACTTGGGGGGTGAGATTAGCATTTCCGCCAATTCCACCGACTGCTACACTCTGAGAACTAGAAGCTGGCTGGATTAAAGAGCTACCAGCTGCCGGTTGAATAGCACTAGAACCCGCTACATTTCCGGTAAGTACTGAAGAGCCAGCTGCGTTATTTTGCATATCTAAATTATTAAGTACTTATAGGGTACATTGCAATCATCAGTTAAGGGTTATCGTTTGGACTTGAGGATTATTACAAATTAGATATTTGATTTGAACTTTATAATCAGGCGCTACTGAAGTATAACTACCGCTCCCCCCACCAAAAGATTCAACAGTATGATTAAAAGTGAGAGTAGTTGAGTTAACAGTATATCCAATAAAGTCCACGCTGTTACCACCTTCCCCTAGAAGAACTTGGCCTATGCCATAAGTGTTGGCAAATGTGCTAGGATTAATACTAGGGTTGATAGGTATTAGATAAAATGTTGTATAAACTTGAGGGACATAGCTAAGATTATGATTTATAACAGCTAGTTGTTCTGAGTCGGTCGTAATAGTAGATAAATCAATACTAAAGCCAGTTCCAGCTTCTAAAGTAATCAAATTAAATAATGGAGCTGGATTATTTAAATCAATCTGTAGTCTATTCTGGGTAGTCGTATAAGTTGGATTATGAACCGCGTCCCCATTGGTATTAGCAAAGTTCATTCCATAAGCTATATCAGTCACTGTATAAGTCCTATAGGGTCTTTTAAAAGAATATAAGTAAAACTACCGATAAGATTAGATTGCACACCATTAACAGTAATCGTGGTGGAAGATATCGTACCACGGCCTCCCTGGAAGCTTAGTGAACCTACCAAAGAGTTACCAATGGATATGTTAGCGGTGTTATAGCCATTTGGAAAATATTGCGCTAAAAGATAAATTGGGTTATTAGGATAATTGTAATTAATACTGATAGAACCATTTGAAGTAGCTACTGTGCCATTTTGAAGAATGTTTAAGGGTTTAAGTCTTGTGCTAAAGTTATATTCTGCCACAGGTAATTCTCCAATCAAAGGTGCCGCGAGTGTAGGATTAACAAACTCTACCCCGTAATTAGAAGTAGTTGGATTGTTAGTTGATACTGCTTGAATTGTAGGAGCTTGGAAATAGGTAGTAATATCTAAAGCGTAGACCTGAACAGTAATTGTTATAGTCAGAGTTAAAGAAGTTAGAAAAGACCCAATTTGGGGAACTAAATAAACATTGTTACTATCTGATACTACTAGAATATTATTAGCTAATGCGCTTCCATCCGAAATACTTATAGAGTTAATCTCATAGTCAAACGCTGGCAAATAGCCTAGGTTATGAGAATACAAAACAAAATATTGTGTTGTAAACCCTAAGTTTCCTCCTGTAGCATTAGTAGAAAGAGTTACTGTAGTATTGAATACATTACTGCCAAATATATCTAAAGTTTTCCAGCGAGTATCTAGAACCTTTTGGTCATCAGATGCTTGGCTGACCGGTATACCCTGCTGACTGATTTCTGCGCCATACTCATCCATTTAGATTCCCCAGTATACCAACTGTATTACCATTTTGGTCAAGTATAGAAATTGCTCCATTAATACCGTCAATAACTATACTACCCGCACTTCCGCCACCACTACCATTCGTACTGCCACCACCTACAGTTATAGCACCACCCACAGAACCACTAACTTGTGTAGCATCATAATTAGTAGGAGTAGCTGTAGTTTGCATTTGACCAATCGGTAAAGTCCCTAGGGTAGTATAGTAACTGCCAAGAGTAGATTGCCAAGACACTTCATCTATAGAACGGCTCATAAAACCATCCATACCAGAACCTGACTGATAATCGTAATCATTGCTAGCAGCACTACCCCCTTGTAAATCAAATGCCATTTTAGTGGCCTACGCCTATTTCGTTAACTATGGTTTCAGATAAGTTAAAGTACAGAGTCCAGCCGTTAAAGTATGGGGGGTCACCACTATTATTATGAGTAAATCGTAAGTTAATATCATGGGCAGTATTGAGAGCTGAGTCAGCTTGAGGGAAGTTGAGAGTAGTTATATCTTTATCTATCTGCCCCAGAGTCTTCCAATTTCCACCATCTAGAGAATATTGCATGAGCCCAGTGCGCGTTCGTTCTGAATCTATCTGTACCGCACCAAATATCTTCTGTTGCTCCGTGCCGCAATTAGTACGGCCAAATTCCACTAACATAGGAATAGATTGTCCCGCGTCAGTTAGGCTAGTTTCATCTCTAAATAAATATCCATTCTCATCTGTAAAATAGGGTTTAGTAAATCCATTCATACTATGCATGAATTGGAAGCGTATTTCACGCGTATGTTGCTCAGGCCACCAAATATTTAAATCAAAGTCATAGCAAAGCCTAGTAATAATCTTATTAGTAGGTTGAGTAGTTGTACTCGTTAAGCTAGTAGAAGTCGAACTCGAAGTACTTGTCGATGAAGTGCTAGTGCTAGACGTACTGCTAGAAGTTGACGATGTAGAGCTGGAAGTACTACTAGTCGAAGTAGATGAAGTACTAACCGAAGTCGAACTAGTAGAAGTGGTTGTGGTTAGACTTGAACTGGTAGATGTGCTAGAGGTGGAAGTGCTCGAAGTAGAATAACTAGTTGAACTTGTAGAGGTTGAGCTAGTAGAGGTCGAAGTAGTCTCAATATAAGTAGTGTTTGCGGGTTGGGCATTCATTAGTTGGCCAACTGATAACTTATAAGTACGGTTTGATATGACTGCTGAAGCGTATTTTAGATTACTAGGGTTGATACGTGCTATTGTTGGAGTTATTGCACGTGAAATCATCTTTAGTTGTCCTGTAGTATCGTTATAACCCCATACACCCGTAGTATGTAGCCATAACGTCCAGCTACCTATGTTAGCTATGCTCTCATGCGAAACAGTCCCTACGCTTTGAGCTAGTATATTTAAGTTGGTGCCATCCCACTTAAACATAGAACTTTTTGAGTATAAGAAGAGACGGTTATTATTAACTGTCCAACCAGTAAATTCAGCAGTTTCTCCTTCTCCAGATGGTATCCTAATCCAGTCTGAAGTTTGAGGGGTAGGATAGTCAGTATTCCATAAAGTAGTCAATTGGTTAAAACGCCCACTAATCCAAACTTCATCATTGAGGGCTATATTCATTGTCTGGCCACTAAAACCAATTGAGTTATTAATTTTATCCACTGAAACAATGGTTAGTGCTTGAACTTTTAGGTTGCTTGTCTGGGCTCCGTAAATATCTATAGTCATGCCCACTTTAAGATAACGCACAGTAGTAAGTTGTAATTGGGTGGTCCAACCTTGTACTGCTGCATTTATAGTCGTAACCACCCCTAGAGCAGGAGATGAGATATACAACCGGTCAGGATAAGTTACATTATTGACTTGGCAGTTAATTGCATATAATTGGCCGCTATATTGAGCTATAAATTTACAAGCTGGGGCATTTAGCACATTACTATTATTACTAGTATTATCTGGAACCATCTGGGTGTTGATAGTCGTTAAGGGGAAATATTTATTATTCCCCTTACCAGCTACATAGAATTGATTTAAGTAATTTAAGCACTGAAACCGCGTGTTAGCTGTAGCATTAGTTATAACTGGCGTCCAGTAGCCTCCAACGTCCAAATAACATAATATGGCATTTGTTCCATTCGCGTTATTAATACCTGCGAATATTCTATTATTATTAACATTATAACTGTAAATCCCTGCATATAAAGAATCGTTACCATATTGAATAGTCTGGCCGACCTGTTCATAGCCGAAGCGCCTAGCCGCTGAACCTATCTTAATGTTGTAAGCAGCGTTATAGGAGTTCGCCACTTCCATACGTTTTTTAATTAAGTGGTTTGTGGCAGTCTGATTGCCACCCGACATATCAAGTAAGTCATATGATTTCTGGGATGAGGTGGGCATTTAACGTCTAAAGCTCTTTCTAGTCCAACCCTCATTCTCGAAACGTCTGGGCGTCCCAGCATCTCTACGGTCTTGGCCTTTATAACGTACTTTCTCCATAACATACTGTTGATAATGGTTGTTAGCTATTTGGAGATAAGAAGGTTCAGTGACAGACCGTTTTAAATAATATTTATAATCTACATAAAGTTTATAAATACGCGGAGTTGGAGTTTGGATAAAGTCGCCCTCAGATACTATTTCATCAAAGGTTGTCCAGTAGTACAAATACCAAACAGCACTAGATGTAGTTAGGGAACCGGGGTAATAGTCAAATTGCTGTTCAGCTTCATTGAGTGCCATCTCTTGCACCATATCACTTTGAGTTGTAGAATCATTTTCATTGCTAATCCAACGATTCCTAAAATAAGATAAGGGTACGGTTTCAACAGTATACGTATTGTTAGTAACTGGAGTTGTTGAGTTATCCACATAGTTATAGTCCATGCGGTCAAACTTCCACATAGCGTTATTACCAGCTGAGTCAGTAGGCCACGCTAAAGAGGTTGCACCCGCAGTACGACTAAAGGCTTGCCGAGTATACAAAAAATTATATGGCCGAACTACCTGCATAAGTAAGTCGTCGTTAACTTCATTAAAGTAACCAATAATCTCACTTCTAGACATATTATCTTCGTTTGCGTCTGTGAGTTCGTTATAAATCTGGTCTATAAGATAACCGACTTGATTTCTAGCCCATCCTCCAGCCGGAACAGCATCTGAGAGAGCACTTTCCACTGTAGTAACTGAGTTATACATAGAAGTCTTATAGTAATAGTTACTTGCGGAAGTTAAATCATTATAAGTAGTCTGTAAGTTGGCATTCGTAACATCGAGATTAACTGCTTGAAGTAATGAATAAGAACCATTTATACCTGTAGTTGAGCGATAGAATTTAGCTTGGTCAAATTGCAGTAAGTAAACTGGGGTATCCGCTTCGTGGGCGAACAATGTAGCACTTATCGGTATCGTTGTACCATTAACTCCTGGCGTGCCAGTGGTAACAATCTCAGTATAGGCCATGCCAGGTTCACCTAGTTGTATGCGAACATTATTACTAAACTCTTGGTTATTTTTTACCTCTATAGAATTAACCCCTAAATTGTAAGACAAAGATAGATAAGTCTTTTCTAATTGAGATACGTCTGGATTAAAACTAGTTATGACCATTATGCTGTCCTCTGCCAAAAATATACTACTATAAATGGTTGTAAGTTATTGTGGGCATTTGAAGCATTAGAAGCTGAAGAGTTATTAACTGTTAGTCCAGTGGTGCTAGTACCAGTATTGGTTACAGTAATTCCCACTGCTGGTGAGCCTACAACTCCATCTGCTCCTCCTATGACGATACCTTGAGTATGTAAGTGGCCTGGGTCAGTTACTCCATGCCCATGAACCGAAGTACCGCTTTCCGCTCCAGTTAGTAAGTGAGTGGATTCTCCACCAGTATTACCTACAGTACCAAAGTTAGTATCTCCAGTTTTCTGACCTACTAAAACTTCTCCTTGCCCGTACCGTAGCCAGGTTCCAAGACCAAAAGTAGTACCAGGGTTTGTCCCTGTTATCTCTGTATATATACAGCCAACTGGATAAACTTGCTGTAGCACACTTAGAGGAGAAAACCCTATATCAGAGCTGTTTATAGTTCGCCACGCTGAGCTACCGGCTCCATTACCAACTAAGAAAACATTGTTAGTGGGAGTACTAGCTCCAGTTCCTATCTTAGTTGCAATAGCTGTAATATCACCCTGTTCTTGATTATGCTGAGAAGCATGTTGAGCCACGGCTAAAGTTTCAGAAGAGGTAAAGCCCGTATAGGATGGTATGCTCGAAGGAAATGACATACTATAAGCTAATCTTAAAAGTAATTAAAAATCTAGTATCAGTGTCTTGGTTGAATAGTTACATTAGGCGCATTATTAGATGAGTTAGTTTTAAAGGTTAAATTGGAATTAGTTATATTAGGTGTGGTGCTATTGGAGTTTAGTTTAATATCTGACGAAGCTACAGTTAAACTCCCCACTAGAATCCTAGAATCGTCCACTAGATAAACTGGGTCATCTACTAAGCAACTAGGAAAACCATCTAAGGCTGTTTCCATTAAAACTTGTGATGGGTAAGTCGTAACTTGCGGTATCCTACTATCGTTCATGATAATCTCCAATTGGATGTTACTCTAGGTATAAATCCTAAGTCAATTAAGGTTGTGCTAGTGGATTGAGAAGTAGAGGAGGTAGATATGGAGCTACTGGTACTTGAGGTAGAAATTGAAGTACTGGTGGAGTTGGAAGTCGATGAACTAGTAGAAGTTGAAGTACTTGTTGAAAAGGATGTACTACTACTTGTGCTAGATGTACTAAAACTAGTAGAAGTCGAGTGGCTGGTACTGCTTGTAGAAAAGCTTGTAGATGAACTAGTAGAAGACGTAGAGAGACTTGTAGAGCTTGATGTGCTAGAAGTGGAGAAGCTACTGGAAGTTGAACTTGTGGAAAAAGAGGTGGAGCTGGAAGTGGAACTCGTGGAGATGCTAGAACTCGTAGAGGAAGTTGACAAGCTAGTAGTTGTAGAAGTACTGCTAGAGGTTGAAGTAGTAGTTGGAGCATTAGAGAATGTCCAGCCCGTATTACCACTAACATTTGTTGAGTCAGCTCCAGCGTAGAAAGTAGCACCACCTGTAGCCGTAGAGTCCTGCAAGATGAGGTAATCACTAGAGACAACCCCCGAAGCTACAGAGATTGTGGCTGCACTTCCTGGAGTAGTGGCCGCTATGCTAAGTCTGCCATCGCCAAGCTGTGCACCACTACCATTGATGGTTACAGTAGCGGCATTGGTTGAGGACTCCGTAAAAGTATTGGCACCGAAAGTCTTAGTGGTAAAATCAGCATCGAACGCAAGAGTACCTGCGACCCCATTATATACCTGTATGCGATAGAATTTGCCAGGAGTTAGAGTAGCCGTTCCAGCAAATATTGACCCAATCTCAAACACTGCTGTGCCGTTAAAGATAGAAGCTATAACAGTAGAGCCGGTTATACCTAATTGAGTCCAATCACCTGCTACTGGATTTAATATCGACCCACTAGCAGTATAGAAAGTCACCACTCCGCTACTCTGAACCCAGGTTGCCCTTACCCATACGACCTGATTAGTAGTTATAGGTAGCGCAACACTCGACTGGGCGTTGCCCTGCGTTGTGCCATTCGCTGATAGAGCAAGATATAATTTACCTGCACTAGCAATACCTAAAGTATAACTAAGATTACTTGAGTTCCACTTACCAATAATCCCAGTAAAAGTTGAGGTAGATAATGTATCAAATGACATTCTGGCACGTAAATCAATATCGCTCGTAATATCAAGTGCCGCTGCATTAGGTGTTGATACATAGTTGCCAGCAACCCCTGGTAAATATTCATAGCCATTATTCTGACCATTTACCTGCCAACCTGTAGCCGAGGAGATAGTTTGGGTCGTACCAGAGGTAAATATAATAGAGGACATTGACGGTGAGATAATATTACTAAATGTATTTGAGCCAGAGATAGTTAAAGAGCCTGGGTTAGAGACTACCTGAAGGGTGCCATACGTATGACTTCCACCAGCAAATACTTTAGCAGTTAGAGATGTGAGCGATAACAGAATAGTCGAAGTGCTAGCATTTATCGTCGCTCCCGCTGTTGCTGTCCATGGCGTAGTACTACCTGCTGCAACTCCCGTTAAGCTCCATGTGCCACTACCCATATTAAGGGTTACTACAGCTGCGACACCACCAACATAAGAAGTTGAAAAGTTAAAGCCATTAGCATTAAATGTACCGCTAGTAAATGTAGTTGGGCCGTTAGAGTGATTGAAACTATCCTGTAAAGTATACGTACCAGTAAGAGAATTAAAAGCTACTGTACGGTTAGTACCAAAGTTAATATTAAATCCACCAGTCGTTATAGTTTGACTACTGCGACCAGCAAAAGTAAGACCACCAGAGCCCGACGAGGTCATTGTGCCATTAGTAGTCCAATTTCCCAGCACCATTAGTAAGGCAGATTGGCCCCAAACACCCGTAAAGCCTGTCCAATCAACATTGGCTGCTAAAATTGGGGTTTCGGTTAAGATCGTACCTGAAGCATGGCTATCAATCATGGCCGTATCTTGTGGAAGCGGTACTCGACCAGTTCCACCTGTTCCACCAGACGAAGAAGCCCAGTTAGAAGCTGACGACCAGTTTCCTCCAGCTCCTACACGATAGTTGGTTTGAGGTGTAGCAAATGTAATGCCCGAGTTACCTAAAGCATCTCCCCACCCTGAGTTACTCCAAGTAGCAGCTCCTGCTCCAGTAATATCCTGAAAATCTATTAGTCCATTTGTACTTACAGATGTCGCTGTAATAGTTCTAGCTGTGCCAGCTGTATCAGACTGAATCATGACTCGATTCGGAGCAGCTGCACCAGTAACAGTAAATGTACTGGTAATAGTTGGGTTGCCTCTAATCTGCAGGCTATTCGTCGTGCCTGGAGTGCTTGGTGCATAGGTGAAATTGGCGAATGTGGCATTGCTTCCTGTACCACCCCAAGAAACTGTGCCTGTATTATTGATGACTATTGATAACCCATTGTAATTATAGGCTACAGGATTAAAAGGTAAACCTGCCCCCGTGAACGTCATTGTAGCCGTATTGGCAGTAACAGTTAGAACAGTTGCAGTATTATTAAATGCACCAGAAATAGTGATAGCCGAACTCCCTAATGTAAGAGTCTTGGCACTAGCACTACTAATAGCAAATGCTACCCACGAGCAAGTAAGGCTGTTGGTGTTAAATCCTCCTCCTGTATATGTAATCGTTCCGCTAGAGGTAAGGCCATTAGTAACCAATTGCGTAGTAGTGGTAGAGCCGTTGGCTATTGTTAAGTTGCCTATGGTGAGTCCTGCAAAGTTATAGGTATTAGTGGCAGCCGAAGTGTCGGTAATGTTAATAGCTGATGTGGTTGCACTACCAAGTGTGTATGTCTCAGTACCGACAAAAAGCAACGCAATATTGCTAACTGGTGCAGACGCACCGCCGATATTAAGAGTAATAGCGGCATTATGAGTAATCGTCCCCGTATAACCTGTACACACTAAAGAACGAATGCGGTTAGTATTAACGTCAATAGTTAAAGGGCCCGAGGTAGCACCTAAGACAACATCATCACCGGCTGCTGGAACGGAGCCAGGTGCCCATGTAGCTGAAGCTGACCAAGCACCTCCTGTTGCTGATACGGTTTGAGTTGCCATATCAAAAAGTATGAGTAAAAGAAGACTAAGCCGCTAGTATCAGTCTATAGCGGTTGGATTTTGACTTGAGGTATCTCGTATATTTCGTCTAGATGTTTAGGACAAACTGCAGTTATATTATCTGTAGTTCTTAAACGTTCTTCGCATTGGGTACATTTAATACCCCAGATATCAAATCTCTTGCCCCAGACTTGGTTGTGGTCACCCATACGTAAATCATCTTGCACTAATCCCTTAACATCTTCTTTGTCATTAGCATTTAATGATTTACTCCAGTGGTGAAATACCCAGCTTTTAGTTGTTCCTACGCACCTATAGCCCTTTAAACTAGCTCTACAGCAATAATCATAGTCTTCTGCACCCCCTGGATAATAAGATTCATCTAAGTATCCAACATCTAAAAATTTATGAGTATCAAATACAGAGCAATATAGAGTAATGCCATCTATTACAGAATCCGGCTTAAGCGTAAGATGTTCATTCACATAATGTTCATCATTAACTAACTTATTATATTCTTCATCTGAATATTCTTCTTTATAAGGTAAAACATAGAAGTCATCCCCCGACTTACGACCTACTGACCAATCAGGGAGTTTAACAGATGAAGGAGTTACTATAATAGCTGGACGGTCGGGAGTAGCTTTATCAACTTGCGAGAAAGTATCAAGAACTCCCTGCCACCACTTGTCATTTATAAACTCAACATCATCATTACACATAGTAAAGTAGGGAGTTGATACTAATTGAACTGCTAAGTTATTAGCTTTAGAGAAACCCAAGTTACCGGTTTTATGGAAATCAGTTATTGGTGGGCGAATTAACATCGTTCCAGGATACTTTTTTCGGTTAATTGTAAGTCCACCTTTAGTTTGGTCAACTATATAAATATAAAAAGTATCATGTTCCGTATACTTATATATAGTGTCCAAACATCTTTCTATAAGGTCAGGTCTTATAACAGGGATTATAAAGGTATTCCACTTTGGGTAACTAAATGGCATTTATAACCTTATCTATTTGTTCCATCATCGAATCTATCGTGTAACCTTTATCAATTAAATAATTTCTATAATCATTAGAGTCATAGTCATCACTTATAATCATCTGTACGGCCTCTGAAGGGGTGTTCCAGGTCATTTCAGGCCAAAGACGTTCTGCACCATAGAAACTATGTAGAACTGGTTTAATGCCCTTTGCCATAGCTTCAGCAGTCGCATATGAAAAAGCTTCTTTAATACTAGCTATTAACATATAATCTTTATCCTCTAGCCATTCGTCTAGGTTATCTACCCAATCATAAAACGTAAAGTTTAGGTTATGGCGTTTAATGAAGTCTTCAGCATAATCACGGAAATAAGGGTAATCATTCGACCAAATTCCAACCCAATGAAACTCATAGTCTCGTGGCAATTCATAAGCTATCTGGAGAATATTCTGCATTCCTTTAATAATCCATTTCTCTGAAACAATGGCTACTTTTTTACCTGGGTTGTGTTTATTCCAAGTCCATCGGTCTAGATTTACTCCCATAGGTATAGTGTGTAGCTTCATATTGCTTGCCTGGGGGCGTGAGTCGGACATCATTAAGTCTCTAATATGGGGAGCTATAAATATACAATCAGTTACTACATCCCACATATTGTCTCTAGCATGAGCGCCACCCCAAACTTCAATGTCTATTGGCTGTACTATAATTTTTTTACCAGTTAAATCCATTTCGTGCATATCCCAAGCACCTGGACGATTAGTATATTTCCATTCATCTTTAAGGGCTTGGTCAGGGTTGGTAGCAGAAGTAAGATTATTATCACATGTATGAAAAAACACTACATCAGCCCACATCACTAATTCTGGATTATAATACGGTTCCCATTTAACTTCATAGCCATGCTTCTGCCACCACTCTACAGAATCACGCATAAATTTAAGCTGGTAGGGGTCAAATAGTGCTATTTTCATAATATAGAACCTACTATAGTTAATAAATCTCTAACCTTATCTTGAACATAGAAACCATCGAAATAATATTCCCAATCTTTCAAGTTAAAAGTTTTTCCTTGGAAGGTTTGGGGGTTAAGTAACCACTCAATTTTATTCAGACAATCCTCAATATTATAAAAGTATGTAACCATATCGCCAAAACGAGTCTCAGATAACGGAATATACCTAAATAAGGGTTTGCGCCCACAGGCTATTATCTGAGCATTTCTGTCGCTCCAGTAACCAGATTCTATAGTGTGGTCGATAGACAGAATAACTTTAGCTCTAACATATAATTTTGGCAGCTCTTTGTCCATGATGGGAGGTCGAACATCCAGACCCCACTCCTCTGGCCAACTATTAACCGAATGAATTACAAGATTGAATTTCTCATTAACTGCTTTTAGAGTTTCATTGCGCTCTGTAGCCCATTCTAGATAACTGCCCGTGAAAAGAACATCTATATCTGGTATATCTTTACAGGAGTTATCTTCTACTAACGTATTAGAGAGCCATGATTCATAATAAGGTTTAAGAAACTGAGGTGCAAAGTCTTGCGACAAGTATTGCCAATTAAGATATTTAGAGTCAGCTATTCGCTTACTGAGGTATAAATCAGATTGTTCTATTAGTTTTTCATGCCATTCTTGGCCATCTGCTTGGTAATCGAACGCCCAATAAACTATTGGACATTTAAATTTCTCTCTAATATTAGTTATTAAATGTACAGAATAACCATCCCACTGAGCAACTAATATAAAGTCATACAATTCTAAAGCATCAGTCGGATAATCTATAATCGCATTACTATATCGTTGTTGTCTAGTAACCTTGTGCCCTAAGTCTTCTAGAGCTTTAGCAATATGCTCTTCATCGCAAATTGAGCCATCCCAACCTGTACCAAAGTTTCCAATAGATAATATCCTCATTTATATGCCCTTATCCTAATATCATACTTGGGTTCGGCAATACCATGACCCTCACCTAATTTAATTTTTTTAATATCTTTAAAACCGATATTCCCCAAAAGATTCTTATACCGGTTAAAGTTAAATCCTGTCTGATGTAGCTGGCCAGGTTCATCTGTACGGCCTCCATAAAACAATCCAAGTACTCTATCAGATTGGTCACCTTCCAGCCATAGTTTACAAGCTTTATCTAAGTCGGGAGTCTCAATTTCTATATAAGCCCGAGGGCGTAAGAGATTATAACATTTTTTAACAATCTCATCTGCATCCTCGGTGGGTACATGTTCTAGAGCATGAACTATATGGATTACGTCAAATGAGTCGCCAGCAAAATGTTTATCAATATTCTGAGCTTTAATTGGTAACATATGATATCTTCCAACTAAACTAGAATCAGTTAATGGATGGTCTTGGGTATAAAAAGGCTCAATATTAATCCATTTAATTTCATCAGTATCACCATACGGAGAATTACCAGCCCCTATATTAAGGCCTAATTTAGCTCGTTTACTATCGTCCATCTTCTTCGTAATATTTCATTATCCAGTCTGGGTCATATTTAATATCATCTATATCATCAGGTAGCATTTTCTTGTTATACCAAACATCTGAGCCTAGAGTATCTCGGTTAAAGCCCCATTTCTGGTCAAAATAGTCCCAGTTCTTTTGCCAATCTTCTTGGTGGGTGCCATCGAATGTACCACTCTTATTGCTAAAGTGATACACTAATACATCTTTTAATCTAATAGGAGTAATGCCAGCTAAGTTTATTTTAGTTTGTAAATCCGTATCAGAGTTACTCCCCCATGGGTCAAACTTAGTATCATATCCTCTAATTGTTCTCCATACATCAGCTCTTATAAAGAACGGAAGGTTGAACCCACTTTCCTCCTTATTATCCTGTATGGAGTGAATATGACCATTAACAAATTTATCGATACTTTCTGGATTAAACTCATCTAAAGTAAACCCTCCATTATATTTTATAAATGGTTCTGCACTACCAGGATTGTTAGTGGGCTCGACTAAATTAGGTGAGAAAACAGGATAGTCAAAACGTAAATTCTTATCCCAACCTGGCGAGAAATACATATCTGAGTTAATCACAAAGAAATAATCTGTATTAGATTCTGCAACTTCAGCTCCTACATTGACTGCATGGCATTGTCCTTGCTGCCTAGTATGTAGATGTTTAGTAATACCTTTAATATCATACTGAGCGAGAGGCTGGGAGTTTTTACTCCCGTTTGTAACTACGTTAATATCTCCATCAAATCCAGACTCTCTCAAACTTTCAACACATAATTTTAAATATTCTCCATCCACTTCTACTAAAGAAGGAATTATTGCTGTTATTTTAGTCATTTAAAACCTCACTAACAAACTGAAAACTATCAGCTGATTTTACCATTTCTTCTACTTGGTCATATGTCTCATATATCCCATTACCTACACAATCCCATGTGTGCCCATGCCACGCTTTATCTATATCAGTGTCTTGGTGACCGTCCCAAGCTACAAAGCCTCCATTGTTATTAACATAAGCTTTCAACTCTTTAGGGCGTCGCACATTATTATAAGATTGGTCTCCAACCCACCATTTATGCTTGGCTAACCATTTAAAACAGTCATCGCTTATTTGCCAACCTGGAGCTTTAAAACCATTAACAAAGTACTCATCTAGCATTGGTTTAAAAAACTGCATCTTCTCATCAAACTCTTCATAAGTCATTTCTGCACATTCATAATTAGATGAGTGAAAGAAACCATGAACAGCTAACTCTACCCAGGTATTGTTAGATTTACACCAATTGGCTAGTTCAGCTGTCATCTCGCCAGGTATAGCAAATAGAGTAACTTTAAAATTATTATTAGCGTAATGTAGCTGGTCTAACTTGTCTCGACAATCGTGCGACTGACATTGGTCGTTAATTATATGATTCGCTCCTAGGTCATCAAAATCTACTATCATTTGTACTTACCAATCCTTTCAACCCATTTATCAGGGAATAATTTATTTAATAATCTACTATTCTCACGTACACAATGACCTCCGATTACTCCTTCAGGAGCATCTAATACAAATTTCTGGAATTGTTTATCTAATCCTAATTTTTTATATAGTTTATTATAATCTCTATTCCACTCTTTAGTGAGTTCAAAATCTGCGTCTATGTCATCGAATACTCTTTTTTTATAGTCAGCGAACATTAAGTTAATTCCATACTCAGTTGTGCTTAAGAGTTTAAGCCCTTCAGTTACCCTAGTATCTTCAACTAATCTAGTTTTAAGTTTGGCTTTCTTAAAATATTTATCAAAGAACTTTGCCGAGTCTAAATCATTATACCCAATCCAACGAGTCATTAACCTAATGCTATTAGCTAGGTCAGGATGTTTACCCTCAACTGGAGTGTGTATGACTCGCCTCCCTAACTTCTTAGTAACACCCATAGGAACTGTTGACCACACCACAACATGCTGAGGCTCGTATTGGGCTATATAATCCCAGACTTGAGTTATAAAACTATCAGTATAGGGAAAACAAATATGCATAATATCTACATTAATTATTCGTTTCCTATTAAAACTGCTCCTTAATTTAATATCATAAATATTAGCAGTAGGGTCTATGACTTCTTGCACAGCCTTGCCTATCTCTCCTAACCCAATGATTAGATTTTTCATCTAGGTTCTTCCTTATCAATAATATAATAGGTATGGGGTCGGTTAGCACGAGTCGAGGTTTCAGTATAAAGCCAGGTGTGCCCTATAGAGTCTAACCAGGTTTCCCATTCATCTTTGTTAATGTCGGCTCCGTAGCCATTAGTCCCTTTATCGGTGTCATCATTTACTTTAGTAATTACACCATCCATTGTTCGCCAAAAACATACTATAACCCGTTTCCTAGCTAGCCGTAGAGCTTCTTCTAGTGGCTTTTTATAACTATTAGTGTGTTCAAGTATGTCCTGCAATAAAACTACATCAAAAAAATCATTCGGAAAACCAACATCTCTACAATCACCAAGTGAAATCGGCGTCACCCCATATTTTACTTTAAGTCGTTCATTAGCTACTTTTACAAATCTAGGAGATAAATCTACTCCAATATAGTCAATTGCCGGACCGTATTCTTCAAAATGGTCAAAATTCCAAGCAGGTCCACACCCTACGTCTAGCACAGATTCTCCATCATTTATAAAAGAGCTGATAATCATTCGGGTTTCACAGCCTGGGCCTTCTCCATAACTATGCATATAATTAGCAGCCGTCTTATCATCAACCATTAAGTTATCCCAATAATCATTGTCTGGGTTCATAGTTCTTCCCTAATAAATAAATTAGTTACCTTATCAGATATATCAACTTTGAATAAGGAAGGGTTATCTAAGTAGTTTTCGTCAGATACATAAGTAGTGTTGGGATTAAGTTCTATTCGACGATTAGTATTCCAAAAGTGAAAAGAGACTATGGTAGATAACTCTACAAGATTTTTTGTGTCCCAAGGTAAAGTATCGATATCTCTACCCAAAGCCGACATCTTTATAATAGCCCCTGGCACAAAACCAACTTGGATATTATAAAGTTTCATATCCCGTTTCTTACGACAAGGCTGCACATGCCAGCCTTTAGTTGCTGGACCATCTTTAACATTTTCTAATTTATAATTATATATACGATTATCAAAAGTTTTAACTCCTAAACAAGAAGAAATCATAGATAATTTTCTATTACCTCCCCCAGTAATATCGTCATTCTTCTTCTTCATTAACCCGTAATTAGAAGACAAATAATTTGCGCTCAATATACAGTCAGCTTCAACTAAACATACATAAGGAGTTCTTACTTTTCTAAGTCCTTCTACCCAAGAATCTTCGAGTAATATTTCAGCCCCATTAATATCTGATAATTGTCTAACCATATCTTGTTGAGTCATTTGTATAACAGTCGGCTCAGCGCTTCGCTTTATTATTACAGTAATCATAAGAAATATCTCTCAGACAATTCTTTTCCAGCATACTTTTCTACTTCTATAGGGTCATCACCATTAGTTAAAGCGGGGTGAGAGATATCTGAGTGTCCAGTATCTTCTGGTTTTAAGTTCTTATCATATCCCCAAAAGTCAGTTCCATTATTATCCCTAGTCCCGAATAAATGAAGAGTAGGAATGTGAGTGGCAAAACCAGTTCTGTACCCAGCTTCTCGTAACTTACCTCCTATATATCGTTCCTCTTGTCCACGGCCATTTGATAGCCTATCCCAACCATCAACCTCATTGACTGCACTTGTAAGCATAATACGTAGACTACCCCCTGGATGAGGAAAGTCAGTAATATCACTCGTCTCATCTTCAAATATATTGCCCGTACCTATCATTACCTGTGTTCTACAAGCTATCGCTGCGTAGTCTTCATACTTATCCATTAAGTTACTCAATAAATCTACCCAGTCTTTTTTGTCTACCATTGGAGGCGGCAAACAATCATTATCTATACAAATAAAATAATAACCATAGGTTTGTTTATCAAAGAGATACTGCCTGGCGTATTCTAAGCCCATATTCGATTTAAGATTAGTATAGGAGTCCATGAGTCCATTATCATAAAATTTTTGGAGCATATCTCTAGTTTCTTGGTCAGAGCCGTTATCTAAAACATGTAATCTAAAGTTCTCACGTTTAGTATTACGATGGATAGTCTCTATAACTAACTTAGTCATCTTGGGTCGGTTCCAGCTAACCAAGTGTAAATCTATAATCATTCTAGCCTTCCTCTAAGCGAGTAGATGCCAGGCGTTTTTATATTGTTCATACTTAGATTTTGATTTTCGGTCAACGATACGATATGTTCTATCTTCTGTTGGTGTAGGTACGACAATTGAAACTTTTTCACCAATAACACCTTCAGGAATAACATAAAATATATCATGTTCCACCAGCCAGAAAATAAAGTAATCAGCGATACCAGCATAACTCTTTTTATTAAATTTCTTTTTGTATAATCCGTTACCAGCATTACGAAACTCTGGTCGCCTGATGCCGAACGAATATTTGTAGGAATAACTACTCGGTGTATGACTAGGTCTATAAGATGTCTTAACTTGCAACTTTTTGCCATTGTCCACCAGAATAATATCGACTCCATCATCTTGGTCACAAACTGCTGGTGCAAAACCTTGTAATATAAGTTCAGCTCGTACACGTAATTCACCCGCTTTTCCTATTTGTGTCGATTTTAGTGTCAAAAACTTCTCCGAAACAATTGTATTTACCATCTTCATCACTCCTTGGATATTGAATATATAAAAGTGCCCCTAGGGGTTTACTCTTATTATCCCTTGTCAGAAGATAAAAAGCAAGCGCATCGTCACCCCAAGGATTTCCTAGGCTAAGACCATGTCTCTTTACACCATCTTGGAAAGCTCCATCTGGATTCTCTGTGTTCTCATACTGAAACTTATCAGCTACTGGGTCAAGTTTAAGTGGGAATTTAGAGTCAGCCGCAAACTGGTAAGGATTAGGCTCATCTGGTATACGGTACTTCTTATCTGAGGCCCATAGGTCACGTTTGAAAATAAATGACCCAGTTCCTATCTGTCCTGACCTAAACCATTCGTGGCCCTTACCCTCTTCAGCTGGCCTAAACGTCTCTCTAATTGTGGTTCTGTGGTCAGCCCAATGTATAATAGACCCAAAGTTGAAGATACTGTATTCTGGAAAGTCTTGAATAGCTTTATCTAATTCTCTAAGGTAGTGTGTTGAATACTCATCATCTGAATCAAGCCAACAAATCCACTCGCCAGTAGCAGCGTCCATGCCTGTATTCCGGGCTATAGCGCGATTTCCATTAGGTATATGAATATACCGTATTCTTTCGTCCATATCCTCAAAAGCTCCTAAAATTCTAGAAGTAATAGGAATAGAACCTTCTATGGGCTCACCATCTTCACTTTTAGGATAATCACAACAACCATCATCAACTATAATTAGCTCCCAATCTTTAAATTGCTGGGCTAGAATCGACTTGATAGCTCTCTGGACTGTCGCTCCCCGGAAGTGCCTCTGCCCCGAAGCCCCCCCCTGTACTGGGTCCAGCTCCGAATACACGGGAAGGACTACGGAGAATTTCGGTTTCTTGTCTGACATCCTCTTGCTCCTTCATTAATAATGGTTCTAAATAACGTTGGAAAACATAATCTGGGTTGCGACGGGTTCTGACCCATGTCTTAGCTTTTAAAACATGCTCATTGTCTAAATAATATTTAATTGAACTAGCCATATCTCTATAATAAGCGTCAGAATCGCTGTGCTGAGTGCGGATTTCCCCATTATAACCACTCATAGCTATATTAGAACCATCAAATTGCTTATATAGAGCGTTCTTACCATATATTTGTCTAAATGGAGCGAAGTCGTGGTTTAAAATACATAAATTACCTCTAGACATAGCTTCTTGGGCTATCAGGCTATAGGTTTCACTCTTAGATGGAAGCGCAAAAACGTTTGATAAGGTGAATAATTCTAGAATAACTGAGTGGGGAACCTCCATACTAGCAGCTTCATCAAACTCAGACAAAAAAGTAACCCTATCTTCTACACCTAACCTCAAAGCTAATTCTTTGAGTTCCTCTCTATAAATAACTTTATCGCCTCCAGTAGACTGGAAATCACAAACAACCAGATGGGAACTTACATTTGACGCCTTACACCCTCCCATAATTTCAATAAGACCTTCAACATACTTACCTCGGTCTAATCTAATAGGATAAACCATTAAAATATCTGGTCTGCCTAATCCTAGTTCATCATAAAGCCGTTTTGTAATTCGGCTCATACCTTCTGTTGGGTCGCTAGAATGAGGAACTTCAATTATTTCATTCTCTTCAAAAGAATAATTTAAAGCTACTCTAGGTATGTCATAAGCATTTGGATAGGTAATGATTGAGTGCGGGAATCTTTCAGCTAAGTGAATGGCATATTGCTCACCATACATAGCCCGTTCTTTTATCAGTATGCTAGGGTTAGTAGCTGAATGTATAGTATGAATCCACTCAATACTTGAGTTTTCAGCAGCTATTTTCCTAGAAGCTATATTTAGTTTTACGTAATCGGGCAAGAAAATAAGGTCATGGGTTAACACTACCGAATCATCTTCTAAAAATCCCCTGAGTTCTTCATAGAGAATGTCTATATCTTTTTCAGCGGCTTCATCTATCTCAGTACCATCTATGGGCACAGGAGTAAGATATTTAACCTCGACACTACTAAAAATAGAATCCTCGGGTGGGTCAAAACCTTTATTAGTAATTAAAGTAGGCTGATAGCCAGCTCGCAACAACTGATTGAGTTGGCCACCTACTACTATAATCGGGCTATAGCTTTTTAGATAAGTGCTAAAGTTCGTTAGAATGAATACTTTGCGTTTTTTGGTGTCCATGCTAAGCACAAACATAACACTCGTCAATAGTCGGTGTCAACTACTTTTTATAGTGGAACAGGGGCACCTTTAGAAGGAGGGCAGACGTAGACCGTTACATCTACATCCGTAGATATGTAGACTGGCCATGGGCAATAGAAATGCTGTTTATAGTCTCTGGCAGTCAAGGCTCCAGCCATAATCATTTGCGTCGTACCCGCACTATCTTGGAAAAATTCATTTACACCAGCAGTTGAGGTCACATTAACAGAAACTAGAGTAATGACTGAACCAGAAGTACATACTTTAAAGTTTGTAGCTCCACCCGGAACATGTACCGGGTCATTCGCAAACCCGGCACCAACTAAAGCACCTTTTTGAGCTGTTTGTATTCGTCTTGTGTAGTCACCTGGTAACATCGCCATAATTTACTCCTAAACCGGTAGGGTTGTGGTTGATGTTGAGGTGCTGGACGTACTAGTAGTTGTAATAGAAGTTGAGGAGCTAGTACTTGATGTGCTGGTAGTTGTCATTGAAGTACTTGTAGAGCTCGAAGTAGACGAGGTACTTGTAGATGTAGTAGTACTGTAGAAGTCTGGAGAATCCTTTGGGGGATAAACCAAAACTTTGTAAAACCAATAGAAGAAGTACAAAAACTTCGTGCCGTCCGGAGCAGTAGCTGGTTGTGCCCAGTTTTTCTCTACAAACTGGTTATCCGTATTTGAACTAGATACAGCCGCTTCAACAACTGGAAAAGCAGTTTTAAGACTAGAGTTAGCAGGGTTATAAGGTGAAGTGGTTGCAGCATGAATAGCTACTATAGTTGAGTAGTTTGGCACTAAACGATGGTTAAGCCCAAGTTTGGCCGTAGTATCTATTGTAACTGTACCAGTTGCACCTAAAGCAGCAGGAACAAGTATTGAAGTAACTCGCTTGAATACGAGCGTACCGGCAGTTTGGCCACCACCAGTGTTCATAGCAATAGTATTAGTAATAGTTTTGCCTTCAACATTAACACCAGTAATTACTACATTCCCTGCAGATATCCCACTACCACCAGTTGTGATAGCCAAAACCCTAGGTACATCAGGATTAGTAATCCCAGTAGTTATGGTTTGAGCGCTCGTTGAGCCTGTGATAGAAGAGTGAACCGCCCCAGCAGTAGCTGCTGAAACTTTTTTTGCACGATAAGTATAAGCACCTGTCGTTTCAATAACATTTTGTAAAACATTGAACGGATACCCCCAAGCTGTATGTGCAGCCCATGGATACGTTCTGTCGCCGATTGCCATAAAAATCCTTTCGCTAGGGATTGGGGCAGCTTAATTGCTGCCCGTTACCTAGACAATTAATATTAGGAGTTATCTCCTTTTGAGCCGTAAATTCCGCGCCAGTTAGACCAACCAGCACTCCAACGGCAGACAGTACTCCAACGAGCAGTCTTTGTGTCAAAGTCCCAATCAGGTCCTTCTAGACCTCGGTCGCTACGATTGAACCAGTTAAGTTCTTCTACAGAGCGGTCCATAATAAACCAAGCTGTATCTGAACCACCGGCCGCACTACCTAAGTAATCCCAAGTCATAACTTCTAGTCGACCCTTGTAAGGGTTGATGTCGTTGTTAGTAGTTCCGGTTCGTCCCATCGAATCCATTAAGATTCGAGCTTCTTTTTCAAGAGAAGGAGGAACAATTAAATGAGTAGGCTTAACTAACATTAGTTGACCCTTACCATCGAGCGTAGCTCGCATAGTAACAAGTGCGTTCTCAATTGAGTCTTCACTTAAATCAGCGGTATTATAGTTACTTTGAGTTGCACCACCATCTTCCCGAGGGTGAGCAGCATTAAATAGTGAAACTGAGTCAGGTCCTGTAAATAGAGCTGAACCAGAACCGCCTAGCGTAAAGCCGCCATTCAAAATATCAGCACCAAATTGTTCTTGGGTGCGAATTTTTGCGTTAGCTAAGTTTTGAGGTTTACGACGCATTACACCAAATTGGTCATCTTCCCAAAGCTCTTGAGATACTGAAGTACCTTTAGTGAACTTTAGGTGGGTGTAAATTACGTTGTAACCTTCAACTTCGTCTTCATATGTTATAGGCGCAGACTCTCCAGTTTGAACCAACTTAGATAGACCTGTTGCACTCGAGTCTTTTTCAATATTCTTAACCGACGTATCGACATTGAATATAGTAAAGACCTGTTGTGGCAACTGGCGAATCTCGTCTCCGTAAATCTTACGGAAAGCAGGGTCAAGGATGTCTGGCCATTGTGGTCGTTGTGATGCCATTTCTTATATTTTCCTTTCTAGCCTAGCTTGCCACGTATGGGTTAGTGAATGAATTAACTAATACAAATACTCCGACAGTTGTACCTGATGGAATCTGAATACCAGTGTTCGGGAAAGTAGTCGTACCAGGAGCATCAATAAGTACAAAAGCACCTACTGTCGTTCCGGTTACACTGACTGTCTGGGCACCTGTAGCACCTGTAATATCAAAATACTGCCCGATATTGCTGTTAGTGTTATTACTGATAGTTAATGCAGTCGTAGATTTTATTAAATAGCGCATATTAGCATCAATACACACTTTTACTACTACAGTGCCGGTAGCATTACCGGTAGCCGTACCTTCGGCCATACCAATCAAACGCGCGCCATTAACGCTAGCGTTTGTAACTGTACCACTTGAAAAATATACGAAGTCATTAGCGTTGATTGTCACACCACTAGCTACGACATAATCTTTAGAGGCATAATTTGTATGTCCATCAATACGACCAATAGCTGCTGGGTATTGAGTCCCAGTTACTGTTTGAGCCATGATGTTCTCCTTAGAATCAATTTGTAAAAGTCTACTTAACTGTAGACAAATCTTTTACAGCTTGCTCCCTGGATACATTTTTCATACGCATATAAACTTGTGCTTCAGCATCAGAGACTTTAGACCTCTTAGCTGGAGGCGCAGTAGAACTAACAGTTTGCGAGGAGCTAACAGCATCTTTCAGAGCGGCGTCTTTCTTGGCTGTCGCGTTAGCTGGTTGCCATCCTAGGGCACCAGCAATACCTTTATACAGCTCTGACCAGGTCGGGGTACGACCTTCTGTGGCTCGAAATGCAGCGCTAACACCATCACTAGCTTTCTGGAACTTATCAAATGAGTCTGCTTCAAGTGCTTGTGGGTAGTCCTTACTGAAATCGTTAAAAGAGGTAACCATGTCTCGGTTCATCTGAGCTTTAGCATATTGAATCTCAGGAAGCGAGTCTAGTTCTGCTCTTGTTGGATTTACTACTGGAGCTACGTCTGGGACTGCGGGAGAGTCAGGCTGAGCGGCCGGTTGGGCTACTTGTGCGTTCTTCTCTTTTAGCTCGTTATTAAGCCTCAAAGCTTCACTAAAACTGTTCTGGTAAGCAATCTCTAGTTCTTTAGCGTATGATTCCCATGTATCACCTTTTAGGTTAGGGAACTGCTTTGTTAAAGATGGGGGCGTAGGTTCTGCTGCCTCTTCAGGTTCATCTTCAGAAGGTTTATCTTCTTCGGATTCTTCTTCGTCGGTTTGGGCTTCTTCTACTGGTTGGTTATCATTTTCCTCGTCGATTGGGGTTTCGGGTTCCGGGGTGGTTTCGTCCGCTTCGCTTTCTACGTCACCTAGTACTAACTTTGCCTTATCTTCGTCGGTTAAGTCCGCCATATGTCTCCTTGGATTTTTTCCAATTATGTTAGATTTTGTCTAACCCAACTAAAGCGTTGGTAACTGTAGAAGGGGTGGGCACTTCTACAGATATCAATTCTTTACTTGTTCTTACTTACCTCTGTGCTAATCTTTCTTAGTTCCAGATGTAAGTTTTTAAGAGCATCGGCTTGGCCTTGAAACTTAGCTATATTAACTACATCATCTGGAGCCCAGACAATTAACTTAGTTGCTATATTAAGTCGCTCATTATCCAACCATTTTTTCAAAGATTTATAAGTCGGAGCTTCGTAAATCGTTGCTAGCTCAATTCTGTCTTTGGAATTTAGCTCTGCCATAATCTTATAGATATCCTTTCATGTTAGTCAATAGTCGGTTATACATTAGTTCTAACTGGTTTGTTTAGGGACGTACTCTGAAAGCCTGCTGCTTGGGCTACAGGCTGGCTTTGTGGGCTGGAGGTTTGACCAAGAGCGGGCAAGTTAGGTAATTGACCTACTTGAGTGGGTGGAGTTGGCCGAGCGCCTGGGGCTGCAGGGTTTGGTCCTTGCATAGCTGGATTGCCAGGAGGTTGGCCAGGAGTTCCATTACCGCCTAGGCCATTAGCGCTCATTACTTGAGCTGCCGAGTTAGTCGCTGGGTTTGCTTCGTGTTCTCCCATAATATGGTTTGCAAATATCTGAATAATTTCTGGATGGGTTTGTTGAAGTTGTTGGTACTCGGCGCTCTTAGTGAACATAATGTGAACGAGAGTGTGCTCTTCCGTTGCACCCGGAGTAGGCCCAAGTGGTTGACCGGCAGCCATAACTCGGTTTTCAGTTTCAGCCTGCAACATAGCTGAGCCCGGGTCTTGGTTATACCCAGCCAGCCAATCTTTAGGCTTCTCGTCATTAACAGCAAGCACTCGAGAGAAAGCTTTGCCTACATCGGTGATTCCCTGAATGGCAGGATTGCTCATAGCCAAAGAGAATAGTTCAGTAATTTTAGTTTGCTGGACAGTCTTGCTTACAGGGGTAAACTGAGTAGCATCTACCGATATCTCGAAATCTCCCTCAAGATACTTAGCCATCTTCTTATTGAGTTCAAATGAACTTGCTCCAGTAACATCTTCGAGTTTAAGAGTAGGCGTTCCGTTGTTATCAACTATTTGGAATTTCTGTCCGTTAGTTGTGATAGTCCGAAGGACTGGCTGCTGTTTCTCTTCTCGGTCTTCATAAATAGTGTCCATTCTCCCCAGCGGGTAGAAGAACTGAATATTACTCCACTTCAAACGGCCAATACGAACTATAGTATCCATTTCATCTAAAGAAGCTATCATTACGATTCGTTTAAGATAATTCTCTTGGGTAAGGGCAGCGGCCGTAGCTGTAGTGCTAGGTTGCTCTTCTTTCACTAAATCAATTCCTATCGCCCGGCCTAAATCAGCCAGTAAGATATCATCACTCTTAAAGTAACTAGGGCCAACATCCCCATACTCCAGGGGCATTAGGGCAGTACGGACATCTTGTCCATTGGTGTCGATTGAGATTAGACCACCAGGCCTAGTTACTAAATCTTCTTCATCTATATCAAACATATTGTTATGGATAAACATCTTGTTAAGTTGCATGTGTTGGCGGTCCATATTCATATTTCTAATAGTGGTGCGCTCGGCAGCTAGCATATGGATTATCCTAGGGATTCCCATACCCCAGAAGCGACCTGGAACCCGGTAGTAATAGCGGACTGCAAAAGGTAGTTCTTTGTGCTTTGTCGGGAGAGGCCCGTAGTGTATAACAATATTATTAGCTACAACCCAGTAACTATCTAATGCTCGGTTGTAGTAGTGTAGGATTTCGACATCATTTCCTGTTATATCTTTAGGTAGTTTAAAGAAACTCCGGGTAGTTGTTTCACCTCCTCGGACTACTTCCGATTGGTTTATAAAGTCTTTTTTCTGCCCGTAAACACGTTGAAATTCCCGAATATTTAATATTTCCCGTTTAACTCCGTCAACAGCATAATCAACATGGCGGGCTTTTTCATCTATATAACAAAACTCATTGGGTAACCATTCAGTCATATCATCATCAAAATCAGTAATCTGACGCTTCTTATAAGTTAGATTACCTTCGTCATCTACATCATCAAGGTCATTGACCCACCGTTTATCTACCCGGTAATAATCAAATAGAAATGAAGTCCCCCGAATTGCACAAGCCATCCCACTCATATACCAATGGTAGTCGAAGTTTGTATTGTTCATATTGTAGTTCAGTACGGCGTTCGCAAACTCTTGGACTGGTTCATCACTTGAGTTAGTAGCAGTCAGAGTGGGACGGCTTTTTCTGGCAACAGTTTCTTGCATGTGGGACTGTATAGCAGCGAAAGCATCTGGAAGCATGATTCTAGAACGGGTATCGTCTGGGTCCGGGATTTGAGAAGTAGCCGTTTCGTAAGTATAAGTACTACTAGTGCCGTTCTCTCCAGCCACCATTGTAGTTGTGTATAAATCTCCAGCGGACGCTGACCATAAACTGTATTCCTTATCGGCCATTTCCCATTCTCGTTCTGCCTCAGAGCGCCAATCATTATCACGCATCTGGTAATAACGAATGTAAGTTTGGCGTCGGACTTCACGTTCTTTTTTATTAGGCGAGTAGCTAGTTTTGTTAGTTGGGATTGGATAATTAGGGTCTATAGGAATTGAGGCTGGGTCTGTATATTTAGTTGTTTCGGCATCAGCTAGCGACAGTTTATTAGTTTCTGTTGGGTTTGAAGATGATTCGGCCATAGTATAACTCAATCATATCATAGCAATAAACAAAAGTATCAGTAGGCATGACGCCCCCATTACTCTGCTAGAGATTATGGTGCGGTTTATTACTACTAACCATGCAAACGCATAGCCCTGTATCTATACGTTGTGTTTGGCCAAAAAAAGCAATGCAGAGACCACGTTGCGGGGGCGTTGGCAGAGCGTGGTATTTAACATTGCTTTCTTCTCCTTCAGTTGAGTTATGGGGAACTGAGAACACCTTAGTAATAATATATGTTGACAAAGTGATATATGTAGCGTAGCATTAGAGCATAACGGCACAAACGTCTGACCCACGAAACGGGTCATTTTTAATTGTCAGGGCTATTTGTGTTTAACGGCACAAATAACTTAAACCTATTTATACGCGCTTACAATTATTAAGTCAAGATTTAATTACAAACAGAACTGAACAAAAGGCGCAGTTACATTCTTGCATCTAACGTCCTATTCCTTGGTAACCAGTTATTGGGTTGCGGGGTTTGTAAAGGCTTCTACCACTTCTACGTTCCCGTTCTTCGCCCTGGTACTTCTTATTAGGAGCACTAACATAGCCTAGGATACTAGCCAGAGCGTCTATTACATCGTCATGCTTACCGGCGGGGAACCTGAGTAGTTCATATTCCAACTCATCAAGCTGCGGACAACCTCTAATGTGGAAGATATGCCCGAACTCATAAAAAGGAGCCAACCCCCTAATTCGTTCTTCCTTACTTTTAGGTTGGGTTTTAATCTCAGTAATAGGCAACCAAGTAGCCCGGCGTTTCATTTCATTATTAAGTTCATACATAATAGACTTCTGTGCTCCAATAGTTTCGATTAAGATTCTTTGAGGGCGGTACTTTAAGTACAGTTTGAAAGTCTCATCTATAATATCTTTATACGTCATCTTCTGACGGGTGATGTGCCTAACGTATAAGTCTTTCTGGTAATCCATCCCAGCTACAACGAGGGCTGCGTAGTCAGAATACTGACCCATATATGAGGGGTCGATACTTAGAACCCAATTAATAGGCCGGTCTTTAACTAACTCCCAGTCTTTTCTAACCATGTTACTTCGTTTAAAAGTAGCTGTCTCGTCATCTATGGGTTCGTTCATGTACTGTTTAGAGAAGTGCGAGCTACCTTGTTTGTGTTTTATCTTCTCTAGTTCTTCTAACGGTAACCGTTGGGGAAAGAATGCGTGAGGTGGTTTCCCTTTTTCTTCAATGATAGCTCGCCGAATTAAAATATTGAACTCATCCCGATGGTCATCTAGGATTAATTGGTAAAGGTCATCAAAGTGCCACCGTGTCCCGATTACAATCATAGGCTTTCCAGGGTCGAGAAGGGAGTAACTTAACTTCCAGTGGTCTTTAACTTTATCAATTTGTTCCTTATTGGTTACGTTATTCTCGGAGTGTAAGTCATCAAAGATAATTAAATCGTAGTGCATACCATTTTTAGTAACGTCAATCCCGGCGCAGGAGAAGGTTGGTTCTTTTCTGGGTTTATTCCTACAGGCTAAATTAACTTGGGAGTCTGTCCAGAGGATTTCTTTTTTCTTGCCTTCGTTCGGGTACATTCCGTGGATTGTCTTGAAAACTTCTCGGTATTCATCATTACCTTCTAGGTGTCCTTTAATCTCCGCCAAGAAAGCTTTGCTCTTAGAGAACGTCTCAGAGTCGATTAGAAGCCGTATATTTGGGTCGTGCAGAATTACTTGCAATGAGTAACCTACGGTCACCACAGAGCTCTTAAACGTCCCACGGGGCATAAGTAATAGGAGGTTAGTGTTTCCGTTTCTGAACTGGTCTTGTAAGCCTTCGCCCTGCTTATTCTCGGGACTCACCCATTCCGGAGGATGTACTGAATAAAGCGACTCTGCGTACTTGCACAAATCCCCATGTACTTCTTCCTCCATCAAATCATAATGAAGAATCTCTTTAGCTAGGTAAAATAAATCCCACCTACACCTGTTAGCTATCTTTATAAGAGC